TCCTAATACAGCTGGTTCTGTTGGTAAATTTTTATCAAATTTTAAACCTAAATATATATTAGGAGAATTTACAACAAATTTACTAGCATTAGATGAATCTGATGTTTCTTTTTGATCACTAGTATCAAAATGTATACTACCCTTAGTACTAAAACCAATAGCCTTATCTGAATATAATAATATAGCATCTGTTTTAGCATTAAATAATAATCTGTCAGCATCTATTATTACTTGTTTGCCTTGATATATTTCTCCTTTTTCTGGTTTATACGCCATATTATACTATTTTTGCATCATTTATTCCATCTTGATATTGATTAATACTTCCTCTTCTTGTACCCCCATATATATTGTGGTAAGTATCTACATCAGATGCTAATGTTGTTTTTCTTCTCTTTCTACGACTATACGATACATGTATCCAACTTCTACTTCCACGTTCAGGATACTCCCATATTAATTGATCCCAAGCACTTATATTATAATAAATAAAATTATATAAGTCAGATGAGTTTAAATTTGGTACTTTTATATCTATTGCTTGACCAAAACAATGTTGGGATGTTTTAGAGCCTCCTATATTTACATTTAGTTCTTTACATCTATAACCTGAATTTACTATTAAATTTGGATATTTATCTACAATAGGATCAATACAATTCTCCATTAAATCTTTTAAATTTTTAATAACTTTAGTTTGAGATGGATTTTTATCAACTCCAGGCATATTATTAATCGTTCTATTTTTTGCTGTATTTGACCAAATTAAGTGTTTTAATTTAAAATGTCTTCCTATTGGTTCTTCTATATTCATTTTATTTTATTAATTATTCTTTTTATAATCCCCCAAAACCTGCATTACCTGTTAAATCTGTATTGTCTTGTTCTGATGTATTTGGATCTGAAAAGAAAGAAGTTGATGTATCAAATTCTGTGTCTAAACCACCACTATCATTTTCAACTGAATCTGGATCTATAAAGTGAGATGGTAATTCAATTATAGCATCTTTTGTAATTGTTTGATCTAGAATTTCGCTTAAATCTTCAGTTTCATTTACTGCTTTAGGATTTTTTATTATTTCATCTATTCCTAATTGTTCTATTGTTGCGTTTTGAGGTGGATTAATTATGCTTCCATCTTCATTAGTAGGGGGTAAAGCATTAGCTAATGTTACTATATCTCTAAAGTTTATCTTTTTCTTCTTTGGGGATAATAATGCTTCTTCTATTGTTTTTGGTACTTCATATTCAGCATTCCATGAATCTACATATGGTGATGCTTGTTTAAAATTTTGTATTCTTTGATTAGAAGTTAAATATATAGATGAAGCATCTTCATTTATATTTTCTGTTGTAGGTAGCCATCCTTTATTATCTAATTTAGATGATTGACCATTTCTAATTATAGTAATAGGATCGCCTGTGTTTCCTAAATCACTCCACCCATTAGGGTTTGTAATAGTATTACTAATATTAGTTGAACCAAAACGAATTGAATTACCAAATCTACCTTCTAAAATCATATCTCCCTCATAGGGTAATAAAGGTTTTATATTTAATTGTTCTTTAAAATATTGTCCTAAATTAATATCTGTGTTTCCATCCTCTGCTTTTCTAATTAATCCTGACTCTGTTTCTTTATAATCATTAGAAAGTTTGTCTGATTCTAAACCTTTCACAGTTGGTAAAGCATTATGGTGGGGATGACCCCACATATTTATTTGGGGTAAATAATATGTTGTTTTTTGTTTTCCATCATAAATATTTTTATCATTAGTAGTTAATATTAATACTATTTCATTTATTAAGGGATAATATTTTAAATGAGAAAATAGGGGGGATGCTGTAGCTGAATCTTTAGGTGAAGGATTTGTATTATTATCTTCTAATAAGCTATAAAATATAGTTCCAATAGCATCATAATTACCATATTCTTTTGCTTGTGGGTGATTTATATCTAATATAATGTCTAATATCCTAACAGCTTGTAATCTGCTTTGGGTGTTTAGTCTTATATTTTCTTTACTTCTTTTTGATTTAATTATTGCCATTTGTGGGTGCTTCTATTTCTTTAGGTTTTTCAACAGTTTTAGCTATTTCTTCAGCTACATCCATTAATTGATCCATTTCTTCAGTAGATAGTAATCCACCATCACCACTTGAAGCTGCTCCTGTAGATAAACGTTGTACAATAGCTGCCATTTTTATTAAATGATCATCATTTTTAACACTTATTTCCATGTACTCTTTAATTAATGGCACTACAACTGTAGCGTCACCTAAAGATTGAACTAAAGGACGTAATTCAGCAATTAAAGATGCTAATTGGGTTGCCTTTTTCTTTTGATTACCATGAATTTCTTTTAGTAAATCACCAAAAGATTTATCATCGAATAATACTTGATTTAATGAATCCATATTGTTTTGTTATAAATATGGAATTTTTTAGACTCTTACGTATCCTGTTTGGTCGTATTCTTGATAAAGATTTTTGTAATGTTTTTTAAGTAATTTTGTTACTTTAGTAATTACGGGAGTATCAACTCCTGTCATTTCTCTTATATAAATATAAAGTGCTTTTTTATTAAAAATATCTAAATTTTCTCTACGTTTAAATAATACGTTTATAGCATCACATACCTTTCTATCATTTTCTTTTTTAAACATAGTAAACATATGTTTATCAACATATTCTGTAAAGTAATCTATAAAATCTTTTATATCTTGCTTACGTCCATCTCTACCTAGTTGATGTAAAACTCCTTCATCTTCATCAACTGCTGTCATATCTGCTCTTTGTTTTTTCTTTTTATAATTGTTGTTATTATAAAGAATTAGATAATTTTTACCTACAATAGAAAAATAACTAAATGCTTTACTACCTTTTTCAGGTTTAAAATAATCTAATTTTTCTAAAAGAAAAACAATTACTTCATGTTTTAAATCTTCTAAATCATCTACTTCTGTGTAATAAAATTTAAATGTATGGATTAAATTTTCTGCAAGTTTATAAAAAGGATACCATATTCTTGTTTTAAATATTTCATCTCTATCATCTTGGTTTGATGTAGATAAATATTCTTTAATGGCTGCGTCTGTATCTGGTGTAAAATATTGTTTTTTAGTTCTTTTTCTTCCTCTTTTTTTGGGTCCTGATTCAGGTAAATCTACAATTTCTGGTTCGGGGGGAGGACTAGGGGCATACTTAAGTTTATTTGACATGTGGTTTTTACTAATTTTTATTTAATGGTAAACTCGTTTAGAGCTTCTTGGATTTTCTTTAATTCTGTAAAAAAGAAACCTACTTGATCATCAGATTTAAACATACCTTTACTATCAATTTCTTCTAATCTTTTATTACAAGCATTAATTGCTTCACTTTGTAAAGTAATAAAAGTTTCATATTCAGTTTGAATATCTGATAGTTTTTCTGATTGTTTAATTAAATTTCTAATAATAAAAAAAGAAATAATTATTACTGATGATAATATTATACTAAGTGTAATCATAATTAGTCTTTAAAAAATGAATCTATAACATCTAATGTTGCGGACGCTAATTTTGGATTATTTTCTGCTTTGATTTTTTTAGCTGCTCTAAGTGTTTTATCACCTTTAGTAGCGTTTGCTGGTTTAGAAGAAGGATTAGCTTGATTATTCCATAACTCAAATTCAATTTGAGCAGCCATATGATCTGCTTGGTGCATTAATAATGGTAAATGTGTTCTTAATCTAGTTTCTTTTTGGCCAGACATAAAGTAAAACTTATTTGACTCGTCATATAAACCATCATGAATTTTAATTGTAATAAATTCATTTTGAGTTACTTTACATCCAATTTCCTGTAATATAAATAATGAACGTTCTGGGACTTTCATTGCTGGAATGTCAGTGTTAAATTTATACATTTGGCCTAATTTATCCATATGCCATTGTGAATCGTTTGGCTGATAATATTCTCCTTCTTGTTGTCCCATTTTACCTAAATCATGGAATAACGCTGCGAACTTCATTTCTTCAACAGTATATGTGGAAACGTCTCCACCCATGTTTATCCACGTTTTATATAACGAATTAGCGCAATCAAACACACGCAAAACATGGTCAGTATAACCACCTGCAAATGCTGAATGATGCCAATTTTTACTTGAAGCAGGCATCATCATCATTCTTTCTTTATATTTCTCTAAAAATGGCAATAATATATCTGTTCTTTCTTTTGAGAAAGATTTTTCTATCTCACTTACATAACGATTCCAATTTAATTGGATTTTTTCTGCTGATAACATATTATAATCTTCCTGTATTTTGTGTTCCTCTTGAACCTAATGGGCTTGTAGATGATACAGATATTATATTTTGTAAATCTCCAAAACGTTCTTTAAGAGCTCCTTCCTCCATAAAACGAATAGCTGATTTATTATCTCCTCGTTTAATAAGTCCTCTTAATTGTGCTAAAGCTTGATCTAATCTATCTAAAGCTTCTTGTGTTTGTCTTGCGTATTTCATAGTTGTTTTTTAGTATGTTTATTTATAGTACTTTTTTTTGATATATCCAAGTCTTTTTTACGAGGTTTTTTTCTTTTAATTTTTTCTGTAGTAGGATAATATTCCTCTGTCCATTTTTCAATGTCTCTAATTTTCATTTGTATATTTTTCATATTGTAAATTACACCAGTTCATGTTTTCTTTTAACATTTTTTTACGATCTGGTGGTATATTAAGGAAATCTGTTGTTTCTATTAAAAGGCCTATTGCTATTACGCGTGTTAGATCCTTTTTAGTTCCTTTTTCTTGTATAAGCTTCTTTAATAATTCAACACTTTGAAGATATTCATCTTTTTTAACTTCTGCTGCTGATTGTTGTTTTTGTAATTTGTATTCTTTATCATTATCATCAAAGAACGACATTATATTAGTATCTGAGCGATGTATACCTTTTAATTCATCGGCGTCTTCCATCCGCTTTAATGTCTTTTCTATGTTATGTGGATTATATTGTGTCATTGTGTTGGTGTTGCGGTCCGCCATTCACCTTAAAACCCCTACAGTTATAGGATATAACTTAAAAACGGGATAACCAAGTTTTTTTAACCAAGTAGTTTATCAAAAGAAACATACATTTGACTATTAGAAGCTCCTACTAATCCTCCTCCTTGAGGAAGTTTTTTTATTAAATCTGGATGATTTATTAATTTTTCAGTACTAAAACCCCAAAATCTACAACTACCATCTTTTTTTACATTAACTAAAAAACCACCATCTCCTGGTTTTCTTCCTACTTTTGGAGACATAAAATACACCGTCATCTTTCTTGCTCCATCTTCTGGAGAATCCCATTCTCCTATTTTCGCCTTTAAACTATCAAGTCTCATTTTAATATCATTAAATAAACTATATTGAGCTCCCAAAGCATCTAAATCTACATCTAATAATTGTTGTAAAATTTCAAAAGCTCCTATTAATTGGTGTGCGTGAAAATTACCAGGACTTATATCTGCAGGAAACTTTCCAGAAGCTTTAGGTTCTAACGCTACTATTAATTTTTGAAAACCAAATAATATTCCTAAGGCATCTAATTGAGGTTTATCACTGGCAAAACGGCCTAATCCTTTTGCACTTGCATGAGCAGTTTTTGCCCCAAATGCCTTTACTTCTACTCCTACACCATTAAATTCTAAATCTGGATTATCAGCCCCTTGTGTACCTCTTACATTAGCAGTATTTGAATGTTGGTATAACCAATATAATGATATTTCCCCATCTCCAGAACCTTTACTTGTTGTTCCTATTTCTTCACCAACTTTAGGAGGTGTTAATGTCCAAAAATCTTTCCAATGTTTTAAATCATCGCTTTTAACTTGAATATTAAATGTTGCTCCTCCCTTTCCTGACCACGGATATGTACCTTTAACCCTAGGGATTGGTTCATCATCCTCTAATTTTAAATGAGCTCTTATAATAGCGTCATATTGTGAATCACCAGGGGTTCCTACTTCTGGTTCTAACTTTACTTCTGGTTTTTTTTCTTTATCCTCTTTATCATCTGTAGATATTGATGGAGTCTTAGGCTTACCTGGTAAATCACTACCAGAACCATCCATACCGTCTATATCATTATCCCCATCTTCATCCCCCCTTACTACATCATCATCATCTTCTAATTCATCAATTATACTACTTACATCTTCTTCTTTTAAATTAAGTTGTGTAAGTATTTCTTTTAAAAGTGAAAGATCAGAAGGGCTATCCAGTGACGGATACCCCTTATCTGACCTATAAGACCATTCTAATAATAACTCGTCAAGAGTCATATTTTTTATTTAATAATGTTAGCTAACTTTTTAAATCTTTCTTGAAGTGCTATAGACTTAGCATCATATCCAGTAGATCCTTTTCCACCTACTGATCCTGCATCATATCCAGTACCACCTTTTCCAGCTCCTCCAGCAGCCATTCCTGTTTTTTGGAATTGAGCAGATGTAGTAGCATTTTCTTCTAGCTCATCTTCA